AGGTGTTGCATCTTCACTTGAAGGTTTTGTGAAAACAGGCAAGGCAGATCTTAAAGGTGCTGGTGCTGGTTCAATGGCAGAACTTGCTGGAACACTTGCTGAAAAGTCTGGAGTGTTTGGTGGTGGAATTAAAGAAGCATTATTGTTCTCAGCAGGATTGGCTCAAAATCCTCAAGTAGAAATTCTCTATCAAAAGACAGGACATAGAGAGTTCATGTTTGATTTTAAAATGTCAGCCAGAAGCGAAGCCGAAGCTGCAGCAATTCGTAAAATCATTAAAGAATTTAAATTTCATTCTGCACCTGAGTTACTCAAAGGTTCTTCTGGTCGTTTCTTTATCCCACCAGCTGAGTTTGACATTAAATTCTTTTATAATGGCAAAGAAAATACAAATATTCATAAGATATCCTCATGCGTTTTGATCGGCATCGATGTTAACTATGCAGCTGCGGGTCAATGGACTACATTCGCTGATGGTATGCCTGTTGACATTTCCATGCAATTGCGATTTAAAGAGCTCGAACTTATGCATAAGGGTCGTATCGAGGAAGGTTATTAATGGCTAATCTCGGTTATTTCAATTATTTTCCAAAGTTGGTATATACTTTTGACAAGAATACTATCAACAATCAAGCTGTCACGAATATTTTTGCGCGATCTGCATTCTTAAAAGAAATTGCCGACAACTCAGCAATTTATTTTGAGTATGAGGTGCAGGAATCAGATACACCAGAGATTATTGCACATAAGATTTACGGCAGCGCGTTTCGCTCTTGGCTTGTTTTGTTATTCAACAAATACATAAACCCATTATATGACTTTCCAATGAAGTCTGTAGTTCTAGATGAGTATGTAAAGAACAAATATGATCAAACACTCACGCAAGCACAAACAACGATTCATCATTATGAACAAGAAATTACAAAAACTATAACATTTAATGGTGTGGGGTTTTATGAGTCATCAACCACCTCTGTAATTTCAGATAAAGAATATAATTTTGTGACTGAGACTTTAGTTGATCGCACAGTTCCAGGAACCGCCGATACTTCCGTTACAGTAAGCACTGAGCAAAACACACTTGCAAACGGTCAAGTAGCAACCATTGTAACTCGAAATAAAGCAGTGTCAAATTATCAGTACGAAGTCAACGAGAATGAAAAGCGCAGAAAGATAAAACTACTTGATCCTGCGTATGTAACTCGAGTTGAACAAGAATTTAAACAATTAATGAGTCAGTGATGGCTGAAGATATTGGCGTAACAGGTTCGAAGAATTTTGATGTGAAGGTTCTGGAGATTATTAACTCTGGAGGTCAGACTGTTGACATTCGAAAGATCTATATCGAGATTCAATTGTTTCAAGATATCTTTTCCTCGGTGATGAGTGGCAGTGTTGTAATACAAGATGGTCACGATATTTTCAGCAACTTTTATTTTTGCGGTAATGAGTATCTTAAATTATCAATCGATAAACCATCGCTCGGTAAACCAATTGAAAAGATCTTTAGAATTTATAAAAGCGCAAAACGAGCACCAGCATCAGACTCTGGACAATCTTTCTTACTTTATTTTTGCTCTGAAGAATTGATATTCTCTAATCAAAAGAAAGTGAGTAAAGCATATAAAGGAAAGAAAACTATAGATATCGTTCGCGATATTTTGTTGAGCGAATTAAAAGTTGATCCATCAAGAATTAAAAAGATGGATACGACAAGCGGTGTTTATGACTTAGTTGTTCCTGGAATGTCCCCCCTCGAAGTAATTCAGTGGGCTGCTTCTCGTTCATATGATGCAAGCAAGCCACCAAAATATTGCTATTTCTTTTACGAGGACCGCGACGGATTTCAGTTCAGATCTTACAATACTTTAATCAAAGAAAAACCACTCAAAACACTAAAGTACGAAATTAAGACCGTCGATCAAGATCCAGCGAATAACAAAGACTCTATTGATGCCTTTGAGATTCGTGGAGAGTTTGATGTAATTAAAAATTTACAAAATGGTGGCTATGCCTCTAGACTTCTATCAGTGGATATCTTTAGTCAATCATTCTCTTATCATGATTATTCAATTGAAGCAGCAGAAGCGCAGAATAATCTTTTAAACAAATTCAAGCCAACTAATGCTCTTAAGAATATGGATAAGAAAGCAATCACTGCTGCTCATGATTCTTTATTTCTCACAAATGTCGCAATTAATGATACAGCCTCTGAAAAATCAAACGATAGAGACAAATGGATGATGAACCGCGCACTGCATATGACGGCAATGCATAATATTCGAATTAAAGTTGTGATTCCTGGAGATATATTTCTAAAAGCTGGTGAAGTGGTTAAGTACGAGTTTCCAAAATTTGAAGGTGCAGATGCAAAGGGTAAAACACCAGATGAATATCGCACAGGGAATTATCTTGTCTCTGCCATTTGCCATAAGTTTTCTGGAATGGATAAGGGAGATTTCGAGAGCATTGTTGAACTAGTTTCTGATTCGTTCTCAAAACAACTCCCTGCTGCAAAAGATGGACTTGAAAAAGTCACGAGTAAATTCTCATGAAGGCTCGCAAAAATTTTATTGGTCTTGAGGGATTTGTTTGGTGGATAGGTGTTGTGGAAGATCGACAGGATCCTGAGCAGCTTGGTCGTGTTCGCGTTCGTTGTTTTGGTTGGCATACTGAAGATAAGAAAAAAATTCCAACCGATGTTCTTCCATGGGCACATCCAATCACTCCAGTAAATCATCCAGCTGTTTATACTCCAAAAGAAGGTGATATGGTGTTTGGTTTCTTTATGGATGGTGATGATGCACAAAACCCAGTTATCATGGGTGTTCTTCCAGGTAAGCCAGAAAAGAAACCAAAGTATGAAGATGGATTCGCTGATCCACGAAAGAGTTTTGGTAATGCACCAAAACGACCAGATGATAGTGATGAAGCCTATCCAAAATCCAAGTATTTAAAAGAAGCAACAACGAATCGTCTTGCTCGCGGCAAAGCAGACAGCACAATTATTGCAACAAGAAAAAAGAATCTCAAAAAAGGTGTCAAGTCTGCAGGTGGTGTGACTTGGTCAGAGCCAGCACCAGCATTCTCACCAAAATATCCATACAATTATGCACTCGAAACAGAATCTGGTCATGCATTTGAATTAGATGATACTCCAGGAAAGGAAAGAATACACCTAGCCCATCGCAATGGATCGTACTTTGAAGTTGACAAAGATGGTAATAAAGTTGAAAGAGTGCAAAAAGACAATTATGAAGTGATCATGGGCGATGATTTTCTTTATGTAAAAGGCAAAGCCGTTATTACAGTTGAGGGTAATTTCAATCTGAAAACAGCAACGGTGAATATTGAAGCCGCAGCAATTAATATGTCAGCTGATGGTGCAATTAAGATAAAAGGTAGTTCAGTAAACATTGAATCTACAGGTTCAATAGACTTCAAGGCTGGTGGTGGTGGCAAATTTACCGCAGGAGGTCGTTTGGATCTCAAGGGTTCTACAGCAGGTCTTGCTGGATCTGTTGTTGACATTCCTGCAAGTAAAGTCAATCTTCAGGGTGGTTCTGTTGCTTCAGCTTCTGGTGCAGGAATTACTGGTGGCGGAACTCAAGCTGGTGCAGGTGAAGCATCTGATGCAAATGCCGCTCAAACTGCAGCAACTGCAGCAGGAAATAACGCAGTCTCAACATTGGGTGGAAACTTTGCAGCTGCAGCTTCTGCCGCAGCAGGAACAGTTGCTGGAGCTGCAGCAAATGCAGCAAGCGCAGTCACTTCTGCTGTAAGCGCAGCCACCTCTGCTGTAAGTGGTGCAACTGCTGGTGGTGGTGCGCTCGGTGGTCTATCTGGAAGCACTCTTGGTAAGTCAGTGAATGGATTGACTTCTTCTGTTTCTGGTGTTGTTGGCGATCTAAAGGCAACTCTCGATTCTACAATAAAGGATCTTGGTTCCACATTGCCAATCGGAGAAATCACAGCCAAGGTAGCAAACGCTGAATCTGCAATTAATACTGCAAGGGGAGATATTTTATCTCTAACTGGGTCTTCGAAGAGCGATATTTTAGGAAAGATCACTCAAGTTGCAACAGGTGCAGCAGAAAAGAACATACCGTTTAGTATTGATATTGATGTTCAGAATGAGATAAACAAAGTTAAAAATCAAGGATTAAACGAGATCGTAACCATAACTGGAAAACGACTGTATCCAAAGACTGAAACCGTAGACATTACCCCAACCTCGGCAAACACAGGAGGATAAAATGGGATTTGTAACAAAGGCAGAAGCATATATCATCTCGGAACTCAAATCAACGATTATGGACCGCCTTCATATGGGCGGTTCTTTCTTGCAGCAGATTCCTACTGTAACGATCGGTGGGCTTCCTGTTGCAATTAAACAAGGTGGGCTTGGAGCGATCGGCGGTCAACTTGGTGGAGTCATCTCTCAAGTTCAGGCTGCTGCTGGAGCAATCACTGCAATCACTCAAAATCCGATGTCGTTAGTAGAGGGTGCAATTAATTCTCAAATTTCAGGATTGAGCAGTCAAATTACTGCTGTTACTGGCAAACTTTCTGGTGGACAATTAAGCGCATTAACCAACGGAATCACTGGTATACAGAATGCATTAACAGATTTTCAGGCTCACACTCAATTACTTTCAGGTCAAGCAACCTCTATTTCAGATACGATTCCTGATTTTAACAAACTTAAAGACGCAGGAAGCAATCTGGGTGGATTGACAGGAGAAAGCCCAAGTAGTTTTATTCAAAATACTGCTTCTGCACTATTCTCAGATACTAAACTAACGAACATATCCAACTCTCTACAGTATGTGGTTGGACAAAAATTAGATCAAATCTCTCGATTAGATTCAGTTACCGATGCAGCGCAAATAACCACTCTTGTTGGCGATTGCCAACTCCTTATAAATAATCATGCAAATACTATGAACGCTGTGGTTGACTCTGATACGCATGCATTTAACGAAGCAAGCAATACTTTAACCTCTGCAACAACAGTAGTTGGTATGGCTTCTCAGTTCACAGATACAAGCAGTGTCGGATATGCATTGTTTAGTCGAATCGGAACTGCGAGCGCAAAGACGGCATTTAATACTGCAGCGTCTGCAACGGAAACCTAAAGATGGGATTATCAACAAGAACATTTAGTGATATTGATATGGATTTTATGCCAAATCCGATCACCGAAGATATTCTTAAAAAGACGAACGAAAATGCGATCGCTCAGTCTATTGGCAATCTCTTACAGACTGCACATTATGAGAGACTATTTAATCCAGAAATCGGATGCAATCTGAAGAGATATTTGTTCGAACCGATCGATAATATTACAACGAATAACATCACCGAAGAAATTACAAAAACAATTATTAATTATGAGACAAGAGTGCAGTTGTTAGATGTGGTTGTGACGCCCGATTATGAGAATAATGGGTACAGTGTTTCAATTAAATTTATTATTCGTAATGATCCGCAACCAATTACAATTACCTTTTTCCTAGAACGAGTAAGATAACATGGCAAATATTGATGCAAAACTTCAAGTTGCTGAATTAGATTTCGATACAATCAAGCGAAATCTAAAAGAGTTCATGCAGGCTCAATCAGAGTTTAGCGACTACAACTTCGAAGGCTCAGGTTTGTCTACGCTTCTCGATGTTCTTGCATATAATACTCATTATATGGGTTACTATCTGAATATGGTAGCCAATGAAATGTTTATTGATACTGCACTTACTCGTGGCGCAGTTGTTTCTCATGCCAAACTTTTAGGGTATACTCCTCGTTCTCGCGTTGCATCGAAGGCTGCAGTTGATTTAACAATCACTCCAGTCGCGAACGATTCAAATAGTTCTATTGTAATTCCTCGTTTTACGCGATTTATTTCTGAAACAAAGGATGGTGTCAACTATATCTTCGTAACACCATCGGCTCGTATTGTATCTAAAAATACAACAACTGGGCTATTCAATGTTGAGAATTTACAAATTAAAGAAGGTCAGCCAGTAACATTCTCATATACTTACAATTCTCAAACAAATCCAAATCAAGTATTCGAATTGCAAGACAGCGGCATTGATACTTCCACACTATTTGTTGCAGTTCAGAAATCAACTCAAAATGCAAATCTAGAAACATTTGTGTTAGCGCAGGATGCGACTGATGTTGATGAGAGTGCAGCAGTTTACTATCTCGAAGAAAACAAAAATGGTCGCTATCAAATTTATTTTGGCGATGATGTGATTGGTAAGAAACTTTCAGACGGAAATATTGTCATTGTTTCTTATGTTGTCACCTCTGGTTTATCTGCCAACGGACTCAAATCATTCCGTTTACTCGATAGCATTTTAACGAATGCAACGACAACAGTTACACTACGCAGTGAATCTTCTGCAGGTGCTTTAGCAGAAACAATTGATCAAATTAAATTTACAGCACCAAAGTCTTACATTGCACAAAATCGTGCGGTAACAAAGAATGATTATATTGCATTAATTAATCGGGATTATCCATACTTCGAAGCAGTTAATGTTTGGGGTGGAGAAGATAATGATCCTCCAGTATTTGGTAAAGTATTCTTCACAGCAAAACCACTCGGTGGATATGAGATCACCACAACAGAAATTGAATTTGTAAAGAACAACGTAATTAAACCATTCTCTGTTTTAACAGTAACGCCAGAGTATGTTGCTGCTGACTATAATTATCTGAATCTCTCTGTTGATGTAAATTTCGATCCGACAAAAACAAATAAAACTGCAGAAGAAGTAAAAACAACAGTTGTTAATGCAGTTCGTAATTTTGCAAATACCAGTTTAGATACTTTTAATAACTCATTTAAGGTTTCTCAGTTATCTCGTGTAATCGATGATTCTGAAAATTCAATCACCAGCAATGATGTTAAGGTTTTAATTGAGAAAAGATTTGCGCCAGACACAACTCGTTCACAAAGTTATTCAATTAATTTTGGTACAGAACTGCAGCAAGGCACAACTCTTCAACGACTTACATCAACACCATCGTTCACCTATGTTGATAGTTCAAATGTTGAAAGAGAATGTTTTATTGAAGAAGTTCTTCAGTCATATACTGGTGTTGAAGAAATCGAAGTTACTGCTCCAGGTAGTGGCTTTATTACAACACCATCCGTTATCATTGAGGGTGATGGTTCAGGTGCAGCTGCACAAGCACTCGTTGTAAATGGATCAATACGAAAGATTCAAATCGTAAATGCTGGCACAGGTTATACCTCTGCAACAGCAAGAATTGAAGGCGGTGGTGGAACTGGTGCAGTATTGCGACCAATATTACAGGGAAGATACGGTCAACTAAAAATCTTTACTATTGTGAATAGTATTAAGAAAACAGTTGTTGAAAATATTGGCACAATTAATTATAAAACTGGTTTGGTAACTCTAAATAATTTCTTCCCAACTGCAGTTTCTGATCCATTTGGCACTCTTGTAATTAAAGCCACACCAACAAAAAAGATATTCTCATCAGAAAGAAATAGAATTATAACTCTTGATCTATCTGACCCTACTGCATTGGCAGTCACTGTAAACGCAATTATTGAGTAATAATATGGCGGCAGCTGAAAAAACTATATCAGCACTCGTTCAGACACAACTTCCCGATTTTATTAACGGGAGTCATCCTCAATTCAAGCGTTTCATTGAATTGTACTATGAGTGGTTAGAACAAAATGCTCCTGCTGGAATGTCAAACACAGCAGGAAATACAATCTATCATGCCATGCAAATTGGTGATTATAGAGATATCGATGAAACTCCTGATGAGTTTATTCGATATTTTAAAGATGAATTATTACCACATTTCCCAGAAAATCCTTCGCTCGACATTAAAAAGATTCTCAAGAGCGCAAGAGAGTATTACAATAAAAAGGGTAGCGAAGAATCACTCAAGTGGTTATTCAAAGCATTATATGATACTGATCTAGAAGTTAATTATCCAAAAGAACAGATTTTGATTGCATCAGATGGTAAATGGAAAAAGCCAAGAGCATTTCGAATTACTGTCGGCGAGTCGAATAAAAATGTTGATGTTAATCTTCTAGAGAGAAAACTTGTAATCGGTACTATTTCTGGTGCGACTTGTATTATTGAGTCTGCAAATCGTACGATTGATGAAACAAATGGTAGAGAAATTATTGAGATCTATATCTCAAACATCACCAAATACTTCAATAATGGTGAAGATATTGTTGTAGATTATGTCGACGCAAATGGTGTCGATAAAGTATTCCGCGAAAGAATTATTGGTACTCTATCAAACATTCGCGTCGATTCAAACATTCGTACTGATCCAACACAGCGCCGCCGTGGATTGCTCTACAATGTTGGTGATCCAGTTGTAATTACTGGAGGTCTCGGCACCTCTGCAGAAGCAAACGATGCTGCTGCGCTCGTTGGTAATGTGACTCGTGGCTCTATTGAAGCAGTCACACCAACATTTTTAGGGTATGGATATCGCGAGTATTATAACACACAAGTTTTTGTGATAAGAACTCTTGGTGTTGATGACGATGAAGCAAACTCGTCGACAGATCTTCGAGTTATTGCTCTGAATACATCTGCTTGCACATCAAATAGCCAAAAGAATTATTTGGAATCTATCAATTATGATAGAACCTCTATTGAATTTTTAGAAGATACTGTAATCAGTTCAGCTAATTTTGCTCCAATGACACCGAATAATATTAATATTATTCTAAATGCAACTGAAGACGATTATACTGATTATTTCGAAAATTTTGAGAAAGTTTGGGCAAATGGTACTAATCAAACTGATGCATTATTTGTTGGTTATATTGCAACTCCGAATGGCAACACCAAACTTACTGGTACAGTAAATGTTTATAGTACCAATGGAACGGTTTGGGGATCAAACACAATATTCTCATATGAATTAAAAACAGGACAAACATTAAGAGTCGAAGGCGAAGATCAAGTTATCTCCGCTATCACAAACAATGAACACCTCACTGTTACTTCTGCATATTCTGCAACTGTAACAAATAAAAATGCTTATAGAATTGGTGTATTTGCCGATTATGTTGGTCCA